GCCACACCTTGCTTCTTCAAAATGTCAAGAGCATCTTTTTTGGCTTTTTCTGCAGATACTTGTTTCGCCATTCTTTCTGGATCACCCAGTTTGTAGTTGTCACGACTACCGTAAGTTTTATGGCTAACCTTACCATCACGACCTGGTTGCGGGCTGCTTTTATCCATCTCTGTTAATGAGCCTTCCGCCACACGTTTTTTAATCTCTCCTGTTTTAGGATTTTCGTGATCGCCTTTGTTCACTCCTGACTTATATACTTTTTTACCAGTACTTGGGCTCATATAATAATCACCTTTACTATCTTTACCAATAGATTTAACTTTATATTTTGCTCCACTATCGCCTTCCGCCACACTTTGCTTTTCTCTTTCTTCACGCTCTTTCTTTTGTTTGGCTAAAAGATCTTGTATTCGTTTTGAGCTGGCATTTACATCATAGCCTGCACGTGCCAAAGAATTAGTAAATTTTTGTCGAGAAGATAATTTTTGATACTTGGCTTCGTCAACATTCTTAGGTTTTTTGCCTGCTTTTTTCATGGCTATAGCAATAGCTGCCTGTTGTGCAAGATTTTTAGCTTCTTTCAAATTGTCAGTATCTTCAGCATAATAAGAATTGTTTGGATCAGTATCATGGCTTTCGTCTGGCCACCAATCTATTTCAAAAGTTTTACCCTGATCAAATGCATTATGCATTTTCATTATTCTTGATTCGTATTCTTCTTTAGTGGGTTTAGTTCTACCTGCAACCACATCCATTACAAAATTTAAAGTCACGGCATTTGCTGCTAAACTAGCGCATCTTGCCCCCACCTCGTTTTTAAGAAAATCAATGAGAATACTTTCACTGCAATCAGCCAATGATGTGGCTAAAGTATGTGGGACTTTAAGATCAATAAAACTATAACAATAATCGTAATGAGGTTCTGGACTAGTATGCATTACATATTCATCTTTTATTTCTATACGCTTAAATCCATCGGTATTTTTCCAGATTACGAAATCGTTAGTAGCATAATCGGGGGCACCAAATGTTTTCATTAAATGCTCAGCATATTGTGCGGGGACTTCATTTTTCCAGTTTCGTAATGATTCCATATTATTATCACTATATGATGCTTGATATTCCTGATCATGTGTTTCTTTAATTTTTTGTTTATTTACACTGGCCATGCCCTGTTTGGCCAAGTGTTTTGCTATAGAGAAACCTTGCCCATATTTGCCTGCTTTGGCCACTGGATTTTTCCTGGGCATATCTGGATCAAATGGTCTATTTGGATCTAGATGCATGGGTAATTTTTTACCAGGATTTTTTAGTATGTAGGATAAAGGTGTCTCGGCTTCAACTAATTTTTCTTTTCGTTTTGCATGGAATGCTTTAGCTGCTTCTTCGGGCGTTTTATGAATGTCGCCTTCTTGTCGTGTTGATGAACCAGATGCTGCAAAGTATCCACCATTTTTATGTTTAAGAATATTGGCGCCCTTGCGATTTTGTTCATCATTTGTTGTACCAACCACCTCATGACCAGTTGTTGTTCTATTATATTTTAATGAACCACCAAAGGGTTTATAAGTATAAGTAGCCTCTTGAACTGATTCAGCAGCTCTTTTTAATGCTGCGGTAGTTGGTGCACCTTTACTTCCTGGTTCTCGCATATGTTCGCCCGATCCAGCTTTAATTCTTTGTCTTTTTGCATGAATATTTGCCCACAATCCATTGCCTTCTTCAATACTATCTTCCCAATCTTCATACTGCTCTTCGCCTGTTGGTTCAAAATCTTCTTCTACTGAACCATACAAAGAATCATCCTCGCATTCATCGCAGCATGAACCCAATTCTTCTCTTAATTTAAAAAATGATTTCATTGTACCTAGACCTCTTAAGATTTTGCTAATCTTCTCTTTTCGATTTCTCTTATTTTAGGAAGCATTTTTACGGCAAGGTTCGCCTGTAGAGCAGCCATTCTATTTACTTGTGTCTCAATCTGATCTTTTTCCTGAGCAGACAGATTTGACTTATTTCTGCCCCTAAGATAACGATTCATCAATGCTCTTCTGGCTGCTTTACTTGCTCTGGTTTGTAGTGTTTTAATATCAGATGCTCTTCGTAATTTTATAGATTTTGCTACGTTACGCTTATTGGCAGTCCTAGCAAATCTCATTCTACGTTGTATTCTGGACATAGGTGAGATTTTTTCATCAACATTTTCCAGAGCATTGCCTTCAAATTCTACTTCATCATCGTTATAAAATTCAACAATATCATGCCACTCTAAATTCTCCACGATATCATTAAACTGATCTTCTGTTATTTCATCATTAAAAGATTTGAAGGATAAATTATCCTCGCGTAAATCTTTATCAGCGGTATGATAAGTTTTGCCTTTCATAATATATGAATTTACTCTTGCTAATCCCCATTGTACCGGAGTTGTTCCTGGCCTATGAGATGTTCTCCATGCAGCAACACCTCGATTAAATACTTTTCTTAGTGTCCCCAAAGATACACCAGATTTAGATGCCTTATTTTTTAATGCCGCTTCTGCCGATTCATCAAGATATTCTTCGTTCGTTTTCACTGATTCATCTGTTTCACCTGGTCCTTTTGGAACATGGGCATAGGGTTCGTCTGCTAAAGAAATATCTTCATCCTTGGCATTTTTAATCATTTCACCCACGTGCTCTTTCATATAGGTTTCATGGTCATCAATGGCATTTAGTGCTTTAAGTGCTGTATATGCATTTGTATAATGCTGCGTAAAATCATGGATTTGTTGTTCAGTTCCACTTTTACGTGAATCTTTTAATACGCCAAGATAATTATCAGTAGCTTTAATAGCGTTTTTTAATAATTCGTGATCTACATGAACTTTATTCATTTTGCGGTAGCTCTTAACATCCAACCGTTCTTCTGATGAATTGTAATTCTATCTTGTAGAGCATTAGAAATACCTATTTCACCTTGTTCTTCTGCTATTTTATATGCAGTCATTAAAGAAATGATAACAAGATTATTATCGGCTTCAAGATTAGCAGCCATAGTTTTTCCATCTGAAACAATGCCATCTGACATAATACTAGATAACATGGAGCTTTCTTTATGCCCAGGTGCCGGTGCATCAAGTGTTCTTATTAGTTCAGCAATCGTATCAGTTGCGCCCTGCGCATCCTCGTAAATTTCACCAAAAAATTTATGTAAGGAATAAAAATATACACCTTCGACATTCCAATGATAATATTGCGCTTTTAAATAAAAATTAAAAGTATCGCCAAGCGTTTTTTGTAATGCTACTAATAAAGGATTCATTATAACTCCGTGTATTGCCTAAATTGCATATGTCTAATATTTTCAGGTTTCATTGTGATTCCTGCTTGTATCTTTGCTATCACCGGTTCATTCGGGCCCGGAGGTGCCTCATAGGGACCTATTTTATCTATTAAATCTGTAAATTTGTTTCTTGCTTCTGGGCTGATATCAAAATTCTTAGTTTTGTATCCACCATATTCTAATTGATTATTTGTTTCTTGTAATTGTTGTTTTTGTCCGGGGGACATTAGTAAATAAGGAACATTTGATTCAGATTTTAATCCATGTCTTTCTCTGTAAGCTTTGGTATATACAGAAGGTTTAGTTTTTACGCCTTTATCAGTCGACCATTGTTGAAGTAGGCTTGGATCATCTGGATTTTTCTTTACTAATTCTTTTGCTTTATCTTGATTCTTTTTAACAGCAGAGGGCGAGACTACTCCCTTGGGAGCATTTTTCTTATTTACATCTGAGTAGTTTTTAACACTTGGTCTTTGTTTAAGTGCGCCAGTTTTGGTTTTATATTTTTCTTCATTTATATCTGTAATCCAACGTTTTATTGTAGATTTATTTTCTAATTGTAATGTGATATAGTTTGATCCTCTGTATACTATCTCGCCCTCTAATCCATCCAATGTTTCTATAATTTCGCCCAATTTATAAATGTGTCCTAGCACATATTGTTCTCTTATACTCATTTCTTTTTTCATATCTATAGGTTTACATTTACCTTCCGTATTACACCAGTATTCGCCCTCAGGACAAACAATTTTTCCATAGGGCATCATGTTAAGCATATATTTGGTGCCGCCAGGTGTTCCCCAATCAAAACGATTTGAATTTTCGTAATCTTCTTTAAGTGATGCTCTTACTTTATTGTAGACATTTTCTTTATCTTTGTCAGACAAACCATGCATTATTCCACTTTTGAATTTTTCTTTCTCACCGGCAATGGCATGGGATCTTAATTTAGATCCAGACATACCTTCTGTTCCTTCAGCATCCGGATCCCTGTGCCCAGCAGATACTACTTTTATAGATTTAAAATTATAATGTCCCTCTTTACCATTATACTTGTGTAATAAATCATGATATTGTTGTACTCTATCAGAACCAGCCACTACATGTAAATGATGGTATCCTTCGTTGTGTAGTTTTTTTGCAATATCAGGTAAACTAGGAGTTTCTTTAGTAGAGGAACGAACACTAAGATTACTGTGTTCTTTATAGGCTTTTTTAATTAAACCTACTTTTTCCGAAGCAGAAAGTGGATTTTTTTTACTATCTTGCGAATGCGAAACGTAGATATGGGGGACACCGCCCACTTCTTTGGCGTGTTCTATAGTTTTATCAAATAATTTTTGATGACCTATTGTGGGCGGATTGGCTCTGCCCCAGGCCACAACAGCTGTTTTTTCCATTAGAATATAAAATTATTTTTAGTGGGTATTATTTATTTATAAAGATTGAAAAATGTATTCAATCAAGTTATCTCTTCCCAATCTAAGGCAGCTAGTATTTTATCATTGTTATTTTTAGCAGTTACAACTAGAGTAAAAGTTTTAGGAGTTGCAGTAAAACTATCTCTTTCTAATTGAAATTTAAAATCACCATCTCTTAGATCAACGGTTAAACTCTGACTACCTGTAGATACAAGATAAGAAGATCTTAAATCTGTTCCGCCAGTAACAGAAGTACCAGAAAGATTATATTCTACAGCAGAATCTGCTCCATCGGAAACCCAAGAGCCCCCGGTAACATTGGCACCCGAAATAATTTTATATCTAAAATCACTTTGTGTTGTTCCAACTAAAGCTATATTTTTAGGAATAACAACGGCATCTAAATGAGTGGATTTCAATCTAATACTGGCCACCGGATAGAATACATTGGCTGTTGCCAGATTATAATTAGCAGCAGTAATAGGTTGCATACCAATGGTTCGCATTTTTCCTGATAGTTCATACCCGCCCTCGGAAATCACCGTAGAGCATATTTGTTTAAGTGTAGAAGAACTTGCAGTTGCAGCAGTGTTTTCTATCTCATATCTAACTGGCAGACATGCAGTTTGCATATAAGCGCCTGCAGGCGAACTAGAAAGATTTGCATGGTGTATGGAATGACAATGAATAAATCGTCCATTGATAACAAAACCCATTCTTACTGTTCCGACACCCAACCATTCTATGTCCATCCAAAAGATTTGAGGATAGGTCAGATTTAAAGTCAATTCAGAAGGACCGGTGCCATCCATGGGGTCTATGTTCCAGTTAGATTGTGCAATTTTTGTATCCACAACTGATCCAGTAACTTTAGATCGTTTTACAAAATACACATCATCAGATTGCTCCAGAAAAATACCATTGTCTGTGCTAAAATATCCAACACGTTGTCTGAGATTTGCCTTGCTGGCATTCATGACAAATGTGTTAATGATCTGTAAGGATTTACCTGGTTGATAGGCAAATACTCTGTAGCTTTCTCTATAAACTTTTGCCAATGATGTAGTATCAACTACCATGTCTATACTAGCAGTATTTGCCTGAAAAGAATAACTTGTAGTTGCAGTATTTGATGTTGCAAATTTATCATTATCGTAGTATCTTTGTGAAGAATCAAATAGTGTAAGAGGGGCACTGATTCTAAATCTACCAAAAGAATCATAATTGGTAACAGGTAGCGTTACAGTTAAGGCATTACCGGAATCATTCTTTACCTCAACTTCACCGGTAATTATATTATTGGATGTAAACAAATATGTCATATTATTCTCCAGCCTTCTCTGTATATCATTTGTATTGAGCCATTGTTAATACTCAAGACGAAACCACCAGAATCATTATCCACGTTTCCAAGTACAGTAATGGGATTTGAGGAACAATGACCGGATTCATCTTTAATTATTACTTTTCTACCAGAAAAACCAATTGAGCTTGGAAGAGTGATAGTTACGGAAGAATTAGCGTTCACTCCTACGTAATAATCTTTTTTCGTTAGTGTGTAATTACCTGTTATCAATTTAACAGGATAATCTAGTGTTATAGTATTTCCTGCTCCTCCACCCGGGCCATTTGCCGATATCTTCCCCAACCATTGCTCTAAGAATTTAATCTTCTTTTGAATAGAATTAATATCCGGCGGAACTAAAAGCGGATCAGGTTGACTATAAGAATTTTCGTTAAGTTTGATTGATTTTGCTGCTCTTTCTGCAAGTGATTCTGTTTTCGCTTCTAATATATTTTCTTTTTCATCATTAATTAAAAATTCTTGAAGATTATCTAAAGAGGGAGGTTTAGGATATTCTGTTTGTTCTTTTATTTGATTTACTTCACCTGTTACATTCTGCAGAGCTTCTTGTAAATCTTTTAACCAATTTTGCCTTATAGAATTTTTTAAATTTTGTTCAAACTCTTTTTGATTATTTACTTCTTCGACTATAGAAGGATCAATCTCTTGTCCAAATGTTTTGGATAAGTTAATCAAAAGCTTCTTTTCTCTAATATTTTTTATAGACATACAATTGACATGGTGTTATACTTCTCTATGTACTCTATTGAGAAGCTGTAGTGTTTCTAGGAAATCTAGGATTATATCGCAATGCAGAAGCAATATGATTAGGAACAATTTTAAATCTTATATTTTTTGTCTTTTTATCAGCAACGACAATTCCCTCGTCGGTACTAGGTGCTCCATCAATATGTGTAGTAAAGTTACTTGGTTTATTGTGATGCAGTGTTGATGCTAATGCCTCAGTAACCTTATTTATGTGATTATGATAATCAAAAATAGATTTAAATTTACTTTTATTTTTATTCACATCGTTTATCATATTGTTAAAAACCGCACCTTTTTCTGACTTAGATTTTTCTGTCTTAACACTTGCTTGTTTTTTCTCCATTATCTTTTTTAAGTGTTCTTTGTATCCTTCATGTGTCGGTGAAACAATATGACCAGATTCCGATCTTAAAGAATTCATATAAGTCAAAAGATGTTCCTTATGTTCCTTAGGAACATCAAAATGCTCAGGATGTTTCTTTACGATTTCTTCAGCAGCAGCCAAGTGTTTTTCCGCAATAGCTTGATGTTTATGATCGTAGTGAGATGCCTTGGGTTCGAAAGAAGTATCTGCAACAAATACATTTCTCGAATGATTTATTGCTGAGGGAGACACACCAGATTTTGCACTATTGCCTTCATACTCAGTATGTAATGCTATACCAAACTTCTTTGGCGCTCCTGCATGTCTATATTCTATTCTATTTGGTGTGCTTGATACGTGATGATCTGTTGTTTTTGCATCATTTGTATACAATAAATCGCCTTGAACAGTATGCCCCGGTTTTACTAAATCTTTACCGTATTTGAGAACATGTTTTAACGCATCTGCTAATCCTTTAGCATGACCATGATTTTTGTTTATATCTTCTTCTGAATAGTTTATTTTTGGTTTAACATTGAATGCAGATTTGGTTGCAACCGAAAACCCGTGAATAGGATGATTTTTCATAATGATACTTACACCGCCATCTACTTTTCTTGATGTATAAACTTTATTTGATTTTCCAGTTTTGAAATATTCATGTGTAGCTTTAAGATCACGAATAGCAGACTCTGCACCATGCTTGCCATATAAAACATGCATTTGATATGGATGATCTAGATGCGACAATTGCTCATTAACTTGCAATTGTTCTAAAAGTAGAGCTTTAAAGGATAACATTAGATATACTCGTAATCTATCATTAAATGTGTAGGATAAATCCCACCAGATTTTGATCTAAGATTAAATTGTAATTTATATGCATTAGTTTCAACTAATATATCAACTCTTTTGCCTGCAGCAGTGCCGCCTAGGCCACCATAGTAAACTGTACAAGATTTTGGTGTTGCTGCTTGTTCAAGATATGTCCTGGTCATTTCTTTATGTTTAATACTTGGTCCAAGTAAATGCACCATATGATAGCCATATCCAATACCGCTTTTGATGAAATTCTGTAAAATTCTTTTATCAATCTTACCAAAGGTATTCTCGTTATCTTTAAACATCTTGCCTGAACTATATGATTCGAATGTGGCGATAAATTTCGCCTCACTTATACCAAACATATCTATAAGTATATGGGCATTCGGATTATTTAATTTATTTGCCTTAAAATCTTTTTCGGGGAATATAGTAGCAACACCTGGATTTGCAAATGTTACCTTCTTGCCGTACTTCAAAGATAAAAATATAGTTTTTCCAATATTTTTTTGTTGACCTTCAACATTTATATCTGTAACTATAGATCCAATATTCGGATCACCCGTTGTTCCTATAAAAACTCCTGACGATGTGAATTGTAATGGTCGTTTTTGATTAAGTTCCCCCATAGGGACAACTCTGTCCAAAGTACTAAGTTTATAATACTGTATAAATTCATTAATAAATTTTTCGTTTTTCTTATCAGATATAGTATCACCTTTGATATATTTGTTTATATCTGTTACAAGATTTATTTCAAATTGATTACCTAAATTTATTTTTTGTTCTGCAGTACCACTTTTTCTAGAGCCCTCACCATATGCGAGATTCAATTTTATTTTTAATGAATTTTTAATATTACTTAGATTGATTGGTGAAATTCTTCTAGTAACTTTAACTTTATTTGGCGAGGTGGTATCCAGAGCAAATGGATAGTTAATTTTAGCAAAATTTTCATTAAAATAATTGAATAGCTTGAAGTAGTCCTCGATGTATGGCTTAAATATCGCTTTGCCTGCTACTTCAGCATAATTTTTAGGAATAAAAGTAAATGCCATGTTTGCTCCTTATTTTATATTTATAGAAGCTTAATACATGGTTAGAGCCGGTTAACCGGCTCTTTTTTTAAATATTTTCTGCCCAGGACTTTATTACGGGATGTAAAATATCATCAGTGTAATCCATTTTCATCGTATTAACTATTGCAAGTACAACTTGAATATTACCTTTGACATATCCTCTATTTGAATTAATACGATCTACGCTGGGTCTGTAAGGATTTCTTTTTCCCTTAGTTCCCATTTCCATACTAAAAGGAAATTTAGTAATGGCACATTTGCCTGCGCAATCATCAAATTTCTTTTGAATATACTCAGGTGTAAGATCAAATTTTAGATCCTTAGTTTTCGCTCTTGTTTTAAGAGCAGTATGTTCCATTTTACCAAATTTTAAAGGATCAGCTTTACGTTTACGATAACTTGCACCATGTTTTTCCTTTAGTTTCTTTAATTTACTTTCGGGTAAAGTTGCAAGTTTACTTTTCTTAAGCTGATACTCCCATTTTGTAAATGCTTTTAATAGAGTAGATTCATCTTCAGTTAATTGCCTTTCGCCTACTTTCTTTACAAGATTTAAACGTCTGGCTTCTTTAACTAATGCTTTGTCAGTAAAATCAAATGTAGTCATAATAAAGATCGAGCATAATATTTAATTTAGGCTAGGAATGCCTCGCTACCAGACTGCTTATAAGCAGCAGCTACCATCGCACGACTTGGTTTACCGAGGCGATAAGAAGACCTACCATTTTTGGTAGTGTTGGTATAAATTGCGTGACCCTCAGAACGAAGCTCACTGATGCGAGGGCGAATGCTATTCTCAGAACTATTAGTCAATCTTGCTAGTTGAGCAGGGGTAAACTGACTTCCAGATTGCAATACTTGTAACACACGATTTTTAAGCATAAATACTCCTTCATAAATTATTGCAACTAAGGTATGCAACATCACCATTACTAATATTAAATTAAAAAGATAAAAAAGTCAAGTATAAAGTTAATCAAATTATCGTATTTTTCTTAAGTATTCTTTTCCAATTAAACCCTGTTCAATTTCTCTAATTGCCGTAACGATAGGTTTATTGTTAGATAGCATTTTTGGTTTATTTCCTTTTCCCAGTTCTCTTGCTCTAACAACAGCAATAAGAATCATGTCATATTTGTTTCCTATTTTATTAGATGCTATTTCCGATGTGATTCTTGCCATTGCATTTCCTTTTAAAAATTGGTGCCCCCTCTTGGAATTGAACCAAGGACCCACCGGTTATGAGCCGGGCGCTGCTGACCACTGAGCTAAAGGGGCAATTGGTACCTGAGGCCGGATTCGAACCGGCAGTGTTTCTAATGTGACAGATTTTAAGTCTGTTGCGTTTCTCCAATTTCGCCACTCAGGCTTCTTTCTTACCGAAAATTTGTACCGTTATTCTAAAGTTTCTAGAAAAAGGATTTACGGGTGTCACTAGATGTTTCTCATTATCATCATTTAAAATCATACTATTGTATTTTGGTACATAAGCTCTGTAGCAATCTGTTTTTTCTTGTTTATCCTTCCACAAAAAAATACCACCCTCATCGATTATCCATTCTCTATTTAAGTAGATGGTGGCTCCGTATGCATGTTTACTATCTAAATGTAAGGATATTGAGGAATTTTTTGTCCAAATATAATACTGCACATATGCTTTGTATTCTTTGATATGATCTGGTAAAAATTTTTTGACTTCTTGAAGAATCTTTTCACCATGATATTCTGCAGGTGTTTGTAATACAGGTGCCATTACGTTATTCAATATAGTATTATCCCATAATAGAACACTTGCAGCCCATTTAGCAGCACTAGTTTTTGATTTTATCTCTGAGAAAATTTCATTGATAAGATCATTGGATAATACTTCATTAAATATTTTCATAATATATTATATAAGAAAAAGATATTGCTGTCAAGCAATAGTTGTTCAATTAGGAAATAAATGTAATTACGACATAACCGTTACTGTTGTTTATACCTGATACGTTACTAACATATCCCGAGGAAACATAAGAACCACCGCCCCCACCATATTGTCCGTCCGAAGCTCCTCCGTTGCCGCCAGAGCCGCCACCACTATATCCACCTCCACCACCAGACCATGCGTAAGAGTTGGTGGCATTATTATCTCCATTGCCTGATGCTGCTCCTCCACCAAAACCACCTTGTACAGAATTGGGAGAATTAACTATTACATTTCCACCGATCCAATTGTTATTTTTGGATCTTCCCTGCAATCCATTTGCTGATTGTCCATCTGATAATATTCCTGCACCTGGACCACCATAAAGCATATTTCTGTTGGAAACATTTGCACCTTTACCATCTCTACCACCGAATGCAATGAATCCACCCTGAATAGTTACGTTTGTGCCATGTATTGTATTTCCTCTACCATGTGCAGTATTTTGATTTGTTAGAATTCCTGTTCTTGTAGATGCAGCTCCGCCCCCGCCGCCGGCAACAACATAATATGTTGTGGTGGTATTATTGTAAACAAATGTGCCACCACCTCCGCCTCCACCTAAAAAAGTTACACCCGATACATTACTTCTATCTCTTCCTTCTTGCCCAACAACTATAGCTATAGTTTCATTTTTTGTGAGAGATATATCTGCAATTATTTGTGCCCCGAATCCGCCTTCTAAATTTGCAAAGTGACTTTTACCTCCGCGGGCACCTGCTGCAGTAATTCTATAAATGCCTGTCTTTGGTACTGTCCAGAGTTGAATACCTTGCACAGGCACATTAAAGTAATTAATATCATTTAACCAGGTATTGGTTACAGTATTATAGTTTGCTAGACATTGGGATAAAGTTGGACCTGCTCTGCCTGCAACATTGGCAGAGGTAAATGTAAATGATGAAAAGGAATACAATTCATCACCTGGGGCGGGAGTATAATTATTCCCAATCGTTGCGCCTGTAATTTTGGCCCCATTGAAATTTATAGCCATTTACATTATTTTTATTAATAAATCAGTATTTATTAATGGGAGTAAGATTATTTTTAAAAACTTTCCATGCCTCTTCCCAAGACCATTTTAAACTTCTTGCTTCCACATCAAATCTATTTAGAGTTAAACATTCAGTAATTGCTAACTTTAAATTATCTCTTAGGAATCCAGTTTTTCCTTGATCTACCACTTCCATGGGACCTTGGCATGGATATGCTGCTACCGGGGTGCCGCACGCCATTGCCTCAATCATAACAATACCAAATGTTTCCCATCGACTAGGAAATACAAATACATCTGCATTGGCATAATAATATGCTAAATCTTTACCTACTTTAAATCCAACAAATTTTACATCAGGATATTTTTCTTGTAATTCTTCTCTATAAGGACCATCGCCTACAAGAATTTTCTTTGCATGAAAATAATCTATTTTGCAGAAATCATCTAAATTTTTTTCCTTACTTATTCTACTAACACAAACTAGATTCAACGTCTCATTAGTTTTACTACGTTGTTCTGAATTAAAAATATTTCGATCTACGCCTCTAGTCCAAGGAATTATATCTGCAACTAATTTATGGTCCTTTAATTCCTTCACCATGGTTTCAGTTGTAGTTAATACTTTACCAGTATGCTTATGAAACCATTTTATGTATCGCCATGTTATTCTTTCCGATAAACCGATAAGAGCTTTGAGTCCTTCAGGAAATTTAGTATGATAAGCAGTATTGTAGCTAAGATTATGTTTTGTAAGATATGCTCTGGCCCATAAACCCACAGGTCCCTCTGTGGCGATATGAACATAATTCGGATCTATCTCTTTTATCTTTTCTCCCATTGATCTCGGAATAGCAATCTTGACTTCGTTATAGACGGGGCAATCAAAATAATTAAACTCATTGGGAGTAATATAAACAAACTCAAAACCATCAAGAATAGCAAACGCTTCAATATTTTTGTATGTCGTGACCACCCCATTGATTTGGTCGGCTAAGTTATCCGTGACTATTAATATTTTTTTCATTATCTTTTAATAGAAATCCTATTCTATCTCCTTCCTGACTAGCATAAAACTCTTCTTTCCAGATAGGAATAATTGTGTTTGCATTGTGATTGGCAAAATCATCATTATATCTAAAATGTGCTTCTATAATTTTATCGCCTATGGTTTCTACATTAAACCACTCATATCTATTAGCAATTTCTTGAATAAAGTCTGGTAGCTTGAATTCATCCTTAATTTTTGTCCATCGACTAAATCTGTCTAATCTATTCGAATCAGATCTAAAACCTTCTACTGCCAATATCTGTTTGCCCCAATTATAATCAAAAGTTCTATGACGACCCTCAAATACCTCGCACCAAAAAAATCCATCTGGTATTATATCATCAATAGTATTTAACCACATAAATTTAGCACCTTTAGATAGCATTCTAACATTGATGCAAGGACGTACAATATATCTTCCTTCCTCGGAGGGCAAAACACCTGCTGGTCCACAAATATAGCCTAATTTTTTTGCTAAAATAAATTTATCTATAATCCAAAGATCATTAACATCTATAGATTCTAAAGTATCACAATCTGTAATAAAATTCATTTAGATGAATTAATTTCTATTTCTATAGCTTGATAATTTACTCGATTCCAATCTTCTCTTCGGCCACGAGGATTGCTAATAAAATTTAGATAATCATAAGGTATATTTTTAGTATCATGGTTATGCCCGAAAACCCAATAGCGACACTTTTTGTTGATATCTGCATCTAAAGTCCATTGGAATCTGGAATTTCCATAACAACCGACCATATTGTAATCTGGAGGATATCTATTCCAACTTATGCAACTTGAATGCGGTAAACTATGGCTCACCACAACAATATCATTAACAGCAGAATTTAATGTGGCATCTATCATCTTATTAGTTAAACTATTAGCATCCAGTAAACTTTGATTTAGTTGATTTTTTATGATGGTATCAGTGAGTTCATACTTATTTTTGCCCGTAAGAATGGTTTGCTCAGGTTTTATATTTGGTAGACCAAAATCAAAACTCCACCATCCACAGATTCCAATAAATTTTACACCATTAATTATGGGCTGTGTATCTCCAAGATAGATTGCCAATGTTTGAGATACGCAGGATTTCCAATATTGTATGGATTCTTCTAAATTTTCCATGTGATGTTGATGTTCATGATTACCATCAACAACTAAAACATCGGTATAATAATTAGTAAGCTTGTGTAAATATTCACATGTTATATCAATACTATCGCTGGTGTCTCCTGCAATAACCAATGTATCACTTTTTTGACTGTGTAACCAGTCGAATTCATAACTTCGACCCCAATGGTCAATATGTAAATCACTAACTAGATCAAAACTATTTTTTTTCACACTTGCCCTCTACTTTAAACCATGGAAATTTGATATAACCTGTCATTGATTGTAATGCATATTCACAACTTTGTTGATCTTTGAAATACAAATTTATTCTGCCAGGTACATCCATAGGGTCGTAAATATTAACTACTATAAGTAATAGTATCCACATCTTGTAATTCTTTTGTCCAATATATAATTTCCCAGTGCCCATCAAGATGTTCAACCAAAGCGCTGCAACTTTCTACCCAATCGCCATCGTTCATATATACAATACCTTCTATGGTTTTGATTTCTGGTTTGTGGATGTGTCCGCAAATAATTCCGTCAAAACCACGCTTACGGCAATAGTCAGTAAGATTGCGCTCAAAATGAAATATAAAATCCACAGCTTGCTTAACACGTTGCTTAAGAAACTGACTAAGACTCCAATAACCAAATCCAAATCTATGCCTCCAGTAATTAAAGGCAGTGTTGATAGAGAGTAATAACTCATATGCTTTGTCGCCTAAAAAACTTATCCAGGGTGCAAGACGAGTAATCCCGTCAAATAAATCACCATGTATAACTAAGTATCGTTTTCCATCAATACCATTATGAATAGTTTGATTAAAAATATGAATTCTGCCGAATGATATTCCGTAAGGAATCATTGGTCTAAGAAATTCGTCATGATTGCCTGCTATATAAAAAACCTCAGTTCCCTGCTTAGCATGACCTAATATTTGACGAACAACGTTGGTGTGGGCCTGTTTCCAAGCCCACTTGTTTTGTTGTATTTTCCAACCATCAACTATATCACCAATCAGATATAATTTATCAGCAGTATTGTATTTTAAAAAATTAACTAATATTTCTGCTTTACAACCTTTACTACCTAAATGAATATCAGATATAAAGATCGAATTATAATGCATTATAGTTTTTGGTTTTTAATACCTAAAAATGCTATGAAACCATTTTTTAATTACATCTATTACTTTCCCAACAGGCTTTCAACCTTTGCTTCGGCAACAGTTAATCTTGCTTCAATAGTATCTAAAACTACATCAGAGGGTGTAACTACCGCATCTTTTATTTCTGCATGCTCATCTGAAGAAACTTCTTGCCCTGTAGCTGCAGATAAAATTTCTACAATTGCAGCAGTAGCGTGCTCTTCAGCATCTGCCGATGGTGCTGGTAATTGTGCAACAGTATCAGTAATAACTGCTTTAATTGCTTCTGGATCAGCAACAACACTAGGATCAGAATTTACAACTGCTTTAATTACTGCAGTAACTATTGCAGCAACTTCAGGATCATGAATAGCTGGAGATTCCATTTGAACAGATAAAACATCTGCAACTATTTCTGCAGCTTGGGGGACATTTGCACTAGCAGACAAAGCAACAACGTCTGCCACCGATGTCAATGATTTATCTTCAGGCGCAGCTACAATCTCTGCAATATGTTTTTCAGCTTTTTCTGATAGTAAACGATCTACTTGAACTTCCACAACCGAAAGTCTTTTGTCTAAATCTTCAATATCATTGGGCTGATTAGTATTGGGTGTAACCCCTGTTAAGGTAGCTAATTTTGTTTCTACAACGACCAATCTTGCTGCTAATTCTTGTAATCTCATTTTCTCTCCTGATTAAATTGACAAAACCTAAGTTTTAGAAAGTATTGAATACTGTGTTAAAACCCAAAGTTTATATGGTGGGGCAGGTATCTTTATCACTCTGATTTACGATACTCAGTTTTATGTACTGAACCATTCCGCATTTCTTTTAAAAATGTCGTATCATCTGAGTTTAAAAGTACCTGTTTAATATGAAATTCAGTAATATAAATCTAATTATATATTAATATTTAATCTTTTGGTGATGCTGTGCAAGATGAAGATTAGATTAAATTTCTTTCATATGCTCTTTAAGTTTATCCCAATCAATAACGCCATTGGCATCCAAATACCCTATATTTATTTTTTTATCTTTTTCTGTATTATTTTCTTGTGTTTTTATAGTTTTCTTTTTAGGTTTCACTTCAGTATTATTTTTCTTTGGTCTTGGCATGTCATCTCCTTAGTTTTACTATTTATAAATTTATCTTATAATAATTTCTGTCTTGTTTATTAGAAGTCGGCCAACAAGGAAAACTAATAGAAATTCTTTTTTGATCGGGCATTGCTTTATGATAAACCTTATTGGGGACATAAAGCAGATCTCCTGGCTTCATAGTTATTTCAAAATCTAATTCAAGATCATTTTCATTAGGTACAAATTTCCCTGATCTATACAAGGAAGATAACCGATTTTTAAAAACTCTCCATCGCGTTTTTCCTTCAATCTGAATTATAAAATTGGGAGGTTCATCTGTATGAAGTTTCAACGATTTAGACCCAGCCAAACCACAATAAACGTGTGCAGATGAAGCAACATCAAAGGTGTTATCTAGCATTTTACAAAAATTATTAGTGAAATGATTAGCATCATCCCATCTAGTTATAACTAAACCATTTCCAAGATTTATATTATCAATAATAAATTTATTACTTTGAGTTGGATGGTCTGTCCACATATAATTATTCTCAGGAATAATAATTTTATTTGAATTTGAATCTATTAATTCAAATTTAAAAAGATAGGGGTGATTTACTGCATATTCTATTTGATTCCAATCGCAGAAATCTTCACTAAATTCTATAACATCTTCTAAATAGATAGATTTATCGTTAGTTATGAAGTCGAATTTTTCAAAAAATTTATGCAATTTTTTTCCTTTAATGGGCTAACTGTGGTCTCCGGTGAGGGTCACGATCCCCGACCTCCTGCTCCCAAAGCAGGCATTCTACCAACTGAACTAACCGGAGAAGATAAGATAAATTTCTTTCATATGCTCTTTAATCTTGGCATGTCATCTCCTTAGTTTTTACTATTTATTAGGCTTAAACTTTTCGAAGTGAGAATTGCTAGTTTCATTTATAAATTCGTCTATATTGGATATCTCTTCTAGTTCAAAATCATTAGATATATCTTTTATTAAAATCATTTGATTCAGTGGAGTACCTTTTTCAATTACGTTTTCCTTATCTGGCGAATGCCAATATAACTGTACATTTAGAAAGTTGGTATTTTTAATAAGACCTGTTGCTGCAGTAAAATGAACAGCGTCATTATAAGCAACAGGCATCATTAGTAATGAATAACCTTTTGGTATTTCAGCTATCCAGGGACTTTGTATTTTAATAATAATTTTAGATGTACTTGGTTGAAATTTTTTATGTATTGTTAATTGATTTGGATTGTGGGATGAAACATATTTACCTATGTATTTACCGTACTTGGAAGTCCTTTGATCAAAATTACATCTAATTTCTATAAGTTGATCTTCTTCGAATGTTTTAATGTGTATATCTTGATATGCTCTTTGAATCCAACCCTTGGACATAATAGAAAAAATGCCAGGACATTTACTTGTCTTTAATTCTCTTACATCAAAAGATTCTTCGAAATTGTACAGTCGTTTTACCCAGTCAAAATTATAATCACCAATTGGTATAATTGGCATATAATCTTTTAGACCAGGTAGTAAACATTTAAATTTTATCATATTTTTGGTTATCTCATCAACCTATTGACAAATTTGAGCAGCAATAAATGATGCCGATATTCATGCCAATAAGGGTGTAGAAACTTCTTTTTGTACCAGTATATATCGCTTTCAGGGTGAGGACCAATTAAACCAATATTGTGTTGTATAATTGCTGCAGCATCACCATTGCTGTATGTGGCAATAGTTTCAAATTTATTAGAATCACCCAGAAAACTGCAACCATCATAAAAAAACATAGTTTCATGATGTCCCGTCCAATTGATATTTACAACTGTACCATAACTTCTATTCGTTTCTGCATCTGGTCTTTTTATATATTGTACAGGATTTACATCATCTAGTATATTAAAATAATGTGGTCCGGCCCAATATGCACCCATACAAATACCAAGATATCTTTTACCTTTTGCTATTTGATTTCGTATTATATCTTCTTTATCTTTTAGTAACTTATTGTATCTGTTGCTGTCGCCTATACCTCCAGGAAAAGCAATTAGTTTGTATTTTTTTAGTATTGAATCAGAAATCTCTTCTTTATTAAAGCAATCTATCTCATAGGCCAATCCTAGTGCACGTATAATGCCATGCGCACACTGAATACTACACTCAGGATGATTATGAAATAAAGCTATGCGTTGTTTTTTCATTTGTGGATTTTTTCAGAGATGTCTGGTTGCCTGACCGGAGGGATTCGAACCCCCGACCGACGGATTAGAAATACGTTGCTCTCTCCGGCTGAGCTACGGTCAGATAATGGTCTCGGATGAGGGATTCGAACTCTCGACCTCCTGCTCCCAAAGCAGGCATTCTAACCAGACTGAACTAATCCGAGATTAGTGTTTAGGGGCACAATGTTGTCGTTTAAGGGCAGGCAGTACTTGCCGCTCCCCCTTTAATTAACGTCTCCCGACGTTATACAGCTGCAATTTGCTTCAGCTCTTCAATCTCAAGATCTTCGTCTTCAGCTTTTGGGGCTACGATAATCTTGGGTTGCTTAACAGCTTTGGTCTTAGCAGGAGCCTTCACCTTGGCCGGCACCTTAGCAACTTTCGGTGCTTTGGTAGCAGATGTTCCAGACTTTTTGCCCATAGTCTCATTTAGAAGAGATTCCCATTGCGTAAATACACCGCCAAGTTCTAGCAAATATTTACAAGCCTCTGCCTTAGTCATTGCTTTTGGCAACTGAACTAATTCTAGTGGGTCATGCCCGCCTTTGGCAAGCAACTTAACACGAGATGCTAGATCATTAGCAAAACGAACCTTAGTGGAACCATGTTGTGTAGAAACACCCGCAACTGTAAAAAAACCTTGTGACATAATATAATTACCTCTCATTTAATTAACTTACTATACCTAAATTATAAATTCAACTGTAACACCCGTCAAGCATTTTGAATAAATTTCTTCACCGCTTCACTATGTTTACATGTTTTACGATATTGAAAACCAATACAATCACATGTAACCTGACCATTAGATGAAATTACATTGTAGATTGAACCCTTTTTCTTAGACCGCACTTTGAATATTCTACTTTCAATACGATCCTGTGCTAAATCAAATCCAACAATATTCTGTTTGTTTACGTGAGAAACAGGATATTGTGAATTGCCAGTATGGACAGAAACGTAATCTGTGTCCAACCATTTTGGGCTTGGCACAATTTTGCCCTTGATTTGACGTTCAATCCAGCCCTCTTTCTTATACAGATAAGAGTAACTTTTGACTCGCAAATCGACTGTTTGACCTATCGTAAATTTCATCATACCATTATTATATAAGAAAAAGTAACCCGAGTCAAATGCTCGGGTTTACGTTGTTTTTGAACAACACTCGTAAGTCATTGATTTATTCCTTATCCTCCAATTCAATAACTCCCTGCTCTTCAAGAAATTCCATGGTATCCCCGATTCCCTTATTAAATCCCCTAATATAGCATGCATAGCATGCGGTTAACATCAAAGCTATTTGTCCAATGTCCCACAATGTTAGTGTAATTTGCATAGTATTTCCTTATAGATGTGTGGTACCAGTTAGCTTCTTATTCTTTGAAATAATAAAAAAGATCATATTCATATAATCTTTTGCAACAAGACCATTTTCTATTGTTTAGATTTCTGACTTATATCTGTATTTAGTTTTGAATATGGGGTATGATTAAATAATTCTACTTCTACAGATTCAATTTTTTTAGTTTGAGAATGGAGTATCTCTTGCAATAATAATTTCTCATCATTAGTTTGTTCTTCAATTTTTTTAGCTTTTGGATTTGGAAATAACATAATACCTCCTAAGTTTTAATACTGGAAAAATCACGTGTTCTTTTTATAATGTTACCTAAATTAAATTGATCTAATTTGGATTCATCAAGCTTTATACCAGAATCACTAATATGTTGTTGGGCAGTTTGTTCTAGGTTGAATAATTTCATCTTTGATCTATCAATACCTATTACGAATCTTTTATTTATAGTTGGATCATTATATCTATTTTTCAATTGTTTTACCATAATCTGATTTAACTGATCTAGTTCTTCAGTTGCTATTAAGGCAAACATAAGATCAACTGTAGCAGGAAGTCCAAATGATTCTGAAGTATCAGTAAGTTCAACATCAGTATTACCGTATCCTCCTCTAGTCGTCTGTGTAGCTGATAGGATAGGCACATTTTCTTCTACTGCCAGGCCCCTTAGTTCTTCGGCAATACTCTTGATTAATGTATACGAATTAATATTCGTGCCAGCTTTGAATCTTGAAGATGCGCAGATATTTAGATAATCTATAATAATCATATCTGGTGAAAATTGTCTTTTTAACTTAAGCTCGTTTAGTAAAGATTTAAAGTGCCCGGTATGTGCCCCGGCTGTAGGATATTCTTTAATAATTAATTTACCCTGTGTCTTTTGCTTTATCTTTTCTATTCTATTATCAAACATTTGTTTAGGTAAATCTTTTAACTGATCCAAAGTTACATTCATTAAATTGGCATCTATTCTTTCAGCAATTCTTTCTTCTGCCATCTCCATGGTAATATACAAGACATTTTTGCCTTGAGCTAGAGTGGCTGCTGCAATATGACACATGAACAAAGATTTTCCTACACCTGTATTATGCGAACTTACTCCATTGGTATAATACCTATGATTCGGGTGATTTACTCTAATATCTACAATGGGTATAAGGTTGTTAGTCTTTTCAATATTCGCAGTTAACCATCCTTTATCTGTTAGAACGGTTATGTTATGAGAAGATTGAATATCCAATAATTCTTTGGCGCTCACCCATCCCGAAGTTGTTTCAAATAAATGATTTTCATTACATCTAATAGTATATCCATTTGATGTATTAAGGACATATTCTGGCCACATACCTTTATCAACAAATAGATCTACATCTACCCAGCCATCGGGGCTATCAACTTGAACTTCAAATCCTTGTTGCAAAAGATTATTTATTTCTTGAATTTCTACATCTTTTACTGTCCAATCATTCATTGAAACTCCTAAAAATATAAATAAAATGTGAGTCGCGATGCGTCAAAATACAGCGGCGGTCAAGATAAATTAGAAGAATATTTAAATAATGGATATCGCCTTGGTGCTACTTTTTAAAACGAATTCTAACTTTAGTATTGGGGTGTACACACCCTGCCAAAACTACATTCAATGTCTTATTAGGTAATCCACCATTAGTGATCTTATTAAAATATTCAAGATCAAAGGGAATTCTAGACTCTACTGTATGGTAAAACTCATATCTATTATCTGCATTATCAATGTAGTCATGCCCTACGTTGTTGTCGAAGCATACTCCGAGTGCGTCTTGAAGTAACTGTGGGATTCCGTCAGTAGACAGACTTTTGTTGCGACCATCAATAATGGAAATAGAACTAAGTATCGCATTGTACAATGCCTTTTCCTTGCAGAATTTTTCAGTTTGATCCAATAACCATTTCTTGTTTTCTTCTTTCTTATCAAAATTTAAAACATATTCAACAGTAGTTTTATATTGATCTTCGTTTAAAGATTTATCATTTTGCAGTGCAACTACAAGGGCATCTTTGTTCGGGGAGGAATTATATTTGTCTACAAATCTAGTTATTTCGTCATATATTTTTTGTTCTGTATTGTCAGAAAAATAATCCCGCTTTAAAAACGGGATAACCTTGCGCATGTAATCTTCGTCACTAATTAGATTCTGAAGAATTATTGTCTCTATTTTCAAACTCATTTACTGCCTTTGTAAGAATATCATTTAAAATATATTCCAATACTTGATTGAATTCTTGGCTTTCTAATTCTTTGGATGTTTTTTCTGGGGGAGTTGCAATAAAATTAAATTCTAATGCCATCTCTCCTTCTTCAGTTATGCTGGTATTTTTAATACTAATTACTGTGCCGGCAAATTCACCATCATCTATTCGAAATCCCCATTCATCCATTTTTTCATTTTTAATTGTCCATGGTTCATATTTCACCTGCATTTTTAAACTCCTCATCCAAATCCTCGTTAGAGACAGATTGTTGAAGCATCTCTGTACCTGCGATCTTATATCTTAATTCTATATAATCTTGAAATTCTTTACTAGTTAAAATGGGTATCCAAAATTCTCTAGTATAAGTATCTTTTTGTCTATGCTTCTTTTCGTGTCCTTTGTGAGCATACCAACCATTACTAGGTTTAACAACGAATCCGCCTTCTATTGCAATATCTAGAAGACCGGACCATGTACTAATACCACCTTCGAATGATACTTCAA